CACCAATCTCAATTTTGAGAAGATTAACTAATGTTTCCATGTTGCGAACAATCAGTTTTACTTTTTTTACGTCCATAATCTAAATCCACTATATCCATTTTACACAAAAAAAGGAGGATAGTCAATCCCCCCTCTAAAGTTTATTTTAAAGTAAGTTTATTCACTTAGTATAAGAACGACCACGATAACAGAATGTACCGTGAGTTTCTTTCGATTCTACACAACGTGTATCATAATCAACACCACGATAAGCGGTGTGAGTGATCTGTGCGTCATGTAGTGCAGATGCTTTATTGATCTGCTTCTTGATGATGTTAAGTGTGTTCATTGTAGGTCTCCTAAAGAAATGGGGTTTTTTAAAAACGCCGTTCCTTCAGTCGTTTGCGTCCCAGTAACATTCAGGATTTGACTCCTTCATTGTTTCAACCAACTCAATCCTAAAAGCATTACTAATGTTCTCATTTTTCTGCATTCGCAGAATGATAGCATCAGTTTGCTGGCAGGTGAGGGTTGTGTAGAATAATAGTTCTAACATGGAATCAACGGAACCGTTGCGCGACTTACTTGCGTCCTGTAGCGTCTTTCTATGCTATAAGCATAGCGACTACCACTTGGATGAACGATAGGTCTATTATAGACCCTATACTGTATTTAGTCAAGAGGTTTTTGAAAAACCCTACAGACCAAAAAATTTGCCGAGATTTTTATCGACCAAAAATGGAATTAAAAGTCAATTTTGGTTTTAGGTTCCCTCTTCAACAAGTTTAGTCACATAGTTTTCAGTGCCATCCATAACTTTAATGTCATAGATTGGTGTCTTCATATACTTCTTAATTTTCTTATACTTTTTTAAAAGTATGTCAACTTCATCCTGATTGATATCAATTTTAAGTTCAACTTTTTCCTTACCAAATCCTTCACTCATTTCTTTTTCTTATCTTCTGGTGCTTTGTATCCCCAAAGTTTTGGGTTAATTCTTCCTTGAGACTGAGTAATGTTAATTAAATCTTTCTTATACTTGTCCCAATACTCATCAAAAATCTCTACTTGTTTTTGACAAGTTACAATATCAAAATGTGTGCATCCGTCTTGAAGATACTCAACAAGAAATGCATTAGTTGGTAATGATTTATCCTCAGAAATACTTGGATCACAATCTGTTTCAATTATCTTAATACCTTTTGACATAAAAAAATTAAACTCCCCACTTAATATCAGGGTATGCTTCTTTTACATTTTCAAAAGTAATATTATACACATCAGTCAGTGCTTTATCTTTTGTGAGTATTAAAATTTCTGCTTCTTTTGGATGAAGTCCTTGAAGAATGTTAATAAACATCGTTTCACGACGAATAGAAGACAAAGAAGGATTTCCGTAACGATTTCCCTTTCGAATAAAGTTATACAATTTATTACACTCTACCCTGAGAGAAGTTTTACCTGTTCTCATGTCTTCTTCTGCACCATTATAAGAAATGGAACGGTCTCCAGTTAGTTTACTATTTACATTTGCACTTAAAGTTCCACCAGTAGAAGTCATTTCACGAATGTCTGCAAAAGGAACTTCACCTTCAGGTAAAAGCGAGACAATACTATCATCAAAGTTCCACATAACAATAGAAATCATAGCATCATTACGATACTCTTTAAGAACTTCTACTTTTTTTGCCTTACTTCTTTGTTTTGATGCAAGTTCAAGAATTTCATACTGAAAGCAATTCCTATCCAATTTTGGGAGAGGAGTTGCTTTCCTTGTATTAGTTTTTTTAGTCGTCGTCTTCGTGTTTGTCATAGTCATTTTCATTTTCAAATCTTACAGCTATTACTTCATCTGGAATAATGTTACCATCATTATCAAAAAATTCGGGATGAATATTAAATGGTTGGTTTTCTAAGAATGTTCTGTATGCTATCCAACCTACTATACCACCAACAACAAAGAATAACAATGTCATCATTACAGACATGGTGAGCATGAATGCTTGTTCCATTTTTTTCTCCGAGAGATACTTTCTACTATAAAATGCTCCCGAAAAGGAACATCTAAAAACTGAACGTTTTCTTAGTGCTCCTCCATTCTATCATTATTTAGTATAATTAAACTAAATTATTTTCTCGGAGATACGATACAGTTTCAGTACAACCACCAAGATGAGTTTCGTTCAGTACAACTTGAGGAAATGTTGAACCTTGTCCAAACTTATCATAAAATTCAGTTCTTGTGTAGTCTTCATTCAACTTATACACAACATGTTTTTGTTCTGATAATTCAAGAACTCTCTGAACTTTGGTGCAAAAAGGACACCCATCTTTAGAATAAACTACAAAAGTCATAAACAATACCAAATAAGTCCTACATTTGCAAGTAAGGAAAGAACTATAAAAACTTTAAGTTTCTTTTTTCCTTCGTCAGTTTCTTCGCCAGTAATTTGTAATGCCATCTTATCTCTAACAGCATTAACACGATTATCATCGTATTGCTTAAATGCTCCTCGCTTCTCTACTTTCTTATAGTAGTGAAGAGCATTTAGAATAATTGTATAATCTTCAAATGATAAAAGAAATCTATTCATCCATCTTTAATTTTTTACGTAACTCTCTTTCCATTTTAGCATACTTTCGATTCATCATCCAGTTTGTAATCGGGTTCTTTGGATGAAGTTTTGTCATCATATAATACCTCTGTATATTTACTCGAATAACTTGCAATTGTAAACTGAGGTATTTGACTACATTTTCATCAATAATGATTAAGTATGCAACGATTGCAAAAATAGTAAGTAAAGTAAAATTAACTGGGTTCATGAGTTTTGAGTCCTCTTAAAACATACTGAGTTGAACCAACCCATTTTATGTAGAAGTTTAACCTTCGTGTGTTGAGAATGAACTTTCACTTTTTCGATTGTGTATTCTCTTCCAAGAATTAATAATGATCTTGGGTCATCATTATTTCCCCATCTGATTTGTTCTTTTGAACATCCCATGTACTCTACTACATCACCCTTTTCCATTATTTTTTCTCTCTCGTTCTGTTTTAAAGTAAAGTTTATAGTATGGTTTTTTCATTTCATTTAGAGTATTCATATCTTCCTCAAATCCCATGCATTTACATAGATGATATGCTCCTTCCAACTCACTAATCAATCTTAGTATGTTTGCAGGATGTCTTTCAAGCCCACCAAAGTCATACTTTGAAGTCATACAAACATTCCTTGCTCATTCATATACTGAAGTGCTTCTTTCATACTACCAATGTGATGATAACCGATTGCAACCTGAGGATATGTTGCATTTGTTCCAAACTCTGCCTCAAATGCCTTATCATCAAAGTCAACATCTAAAACATACTCATGAAAATCATCACCAAGAGATTTAAGAAGAGATGTCATTCTCTCACACTCTTGACTTCCGTTGCTGTAAATTACTGCTTGCATTTTAGTCACGTTGCCTCCCACTATCAGTCCCTTGTTCTCCAATCCTCTGGTTTATCTCTCTTAAACCAATCTACAATCTCATCAGCAGATCCAAATCCTGTCTTATGATTTGTTGGATCAGGGTCTCCTAACCCCATATTGTTTAAGAAGTCATCCATACTACCTTCCTCAATGTCTTGTGAAGATTGTCTTCGTGCCTTTTTTAACATTTCATTTGCTGTAGTGTTTGACTTAGCAAGTTTATTTGCCCAAATCATTGATGGTAAATCAACTTCTTCGCCAGCAACAATACATTTACAAATAAATTCTAACCGAAGACGGTAGTTTGTAGACAGCATATTATTCTTTCCTTTGTTTTATTTATTTCCACCGAAGTGACTCAGCATACCCAAGAACATTCTCTCTAACATCCATTAACTCATGATAACATTTTTGATTATGAGCACATTGACGTAATGCTGGATCTGGTTTTAAAACAGACTCAATGAATAGATCCAATCCTCTATTCCATTTCTCTTGTTCTGTTTCATTATCATTAATACTATACTGATCTTTCATTTGATTACTATGTTAATTGGACAATGAGTAGCAGAACAAGACAGTTCTACTGATAGAGTAATTATACCATATTGAACTCTTGATCTAAAATCATTTAACAATCTTCCAATGATCACTGTCTTCTTTATGTACCCATGTCAAATACTGACCATTGATAGACTTTAAAAAATACATTTGATCTGTTTCTTTTTTAACTTCACAACCATGAAATGAATTCATCTCTGTAAAGAACCGATACTTGGCTTCATTACTGATGGGAATTAAATTCACAAACTTTCTTCTTGTTCTCATAAGGACTCTAAGTAATCTAAAGGTGTTTCTTCAAACCTGACAAACAGATTATACACAGATAGATACTACTATGTCAAGTGTTTATGGAAACTCTCTCAGAGACTCCTGTAAGCGTCTGTAAGGGCATTAAAGGTTTATGCGCTATACACACTAAAAAACCCTACAGGGTCTCTGCAGGGTCTTAGAGGGCAAGTTTTAGAGGAGATTAGATTCCATACCTCCCTCTATGTGCATCATAGTTTTGTTTGATTTCTGTTGATGTAAGAACACGATTATAAAAATCACACTTTGCTATCTGACCATCAAAAGGAAGTCCAGGTAGTGGCCCATCTCCAATCTTTGTGTTTGAACCAGTTCCAAGAAAAGCACCACCAAAGGTTGCAGAATTATCTAAACTACCATTCAAATAAATCTGACCACCAAATGTTGAATTATTTAAAGTCCAAACAATGTTATACCAAGTACCAGTACTTATGGTGCTATTTGAGATAAAAGAATTATTATATAAATCAAAAACAACTTTACTGTTTCTATTATCTAAAATAAGACCTTCGCGTGTTGCATTTGTACCCTGTTGTAAAATTATTTTATCATTAGAACTTAATGTTGTTGTGCTTATCGTATCAAACTTACACCAAAAACTTGCACTCCAATTTGCTTGCCAGAAAGAATCTGATAACACTGTAGATAAGTCAGTTACGAAATCATCATTACCATCAAAATCAAAACGACCACTATCTGTTGTCTGATAAGTTGGACCTGTTAAAGTTGCATTATTCTTATTGAAGGATAAGTCCTTCCATGAAGTTCCAGTGCCAGGATAAGAACGTGAATTTGCTGCGTCTAAAGAAAGAACTAATCCATCAAGAATAACTTGAGGTGAATGTTGAAGTGCCATTAGATTCCATACCTCCTTCTGGTTGCGTTAAAGTTCTGAAGAACTTGTTCATCAGTAAGTCCAATTTTATATATTCTAACTATTGAAATATAACCGTCATAAAATCCATTTATTCTACTAGAAGAATTTCCAATCCGCATTCCCGTGTATGCTTGCCCACTTTGAACCTCAAGATTATTAGCACTAGTGCTCGTATCAAATTGTCCATTTAAATAAGTTCTAACACTTGTTCCACCAATCCTACTCAAAACAGCATGAGTCCAAATGTTGTATGAAAATGTACTGCTATAAAAATTGCTCGTACTTCTTGCACCATAATTTATTCTCGGAAAATTTCCACTGATACCAACTTGCATACCAACACCAGAGCTGCTTCTATTTCCAACAATACTATCTGCGCTAGTTCCCGTTCCTTGAGAAGTTCTTACATTAATCCATGCTTCAAGTGTATAATTTCCATTTGGTTCTCCAGTTTCAATTTCTCCACTTCCAATATAAGTTTTTTCACCTAAATCGACATAATCATCAATTCCATCAAATTCAATAGAACCACCACCAAAGGAAGAATAAGCAGCACCAACAAAAGAAGCATTATTAATACGACTCAAGTCAGTCCAAGTTGTTCCACTGCCAGGATAACTTTTAATATTTCCTGCATCCAGTGCTAATAGAATCCCATCAGTAATTATTTTTGGATTGTAATTAGTTGCCATTACACATCACTTTTCTTATATTTATTACTGAAGTGTTTTTGTGTTATGTAATTGATAAATTTATACTATTCGAGTTTCCATACAATGTAGTCCATCGTTGGTACACAAATAGGATTCCAACCTACAAATCCATGCGTCTCACCAGAATTCATAACCCAACAGGGAGCATCATCATTATCAAGGTCTAATGACTTACGATACTCTTCCTCACCAAACATAACAACTGCTCTCTCTGCTTCATTCAAACTCTTGAAGCAATCAAAAGCATTCTTCTTAATGATGTCAGGTATGTGATGTTTCATTGAATTGCAAGTGGTTGTAGTCGGTCAAGGATCTCACGATAAGCAGGGACAATATCACCTTCGTCTTTTCTGAATAGATCCTTATCAAATCGTTCATCACCACCAATCTTCCACAGTCTCATACTATCAGGACTGATCTCATCAGCAAGTAGCAATTCACCATGAGCAGTATATCCATACTCAATCTTAAAGTCAACCAGATCAATACCCATGATGTAGAACATCTGACGAAGATGATCATTAATTCTTAGTGTCATCTCAATAAAAGGTTCAGGATCATATCCCATCAGACGCACACGATCTGGTGTCAGTAGAGGATCATGCTTCGTATCATCCTTTAAAAAGAATTCAACAATTGGTTGTGGTAGTGGTTGTCCTTCTTTAAGAGTTGTTTCTCTTACAATAGATCCAGCAGCACGATTCCTACAAATCACTTCCAGTGGAACAATTTCTACCTTAGTACAAATCATTTTGTTTGCACCAACCATACAATCATAGTGAGTCGGAATACCTGCTTCAGCAAGTTTCTCAAAGATAAGAGATGAAATACTACAACAGAGAGATCCTTTTCCTAAAGGGTAAT